TTTCAAATTTAGAATCTAATTCTCCAAACTGGCAACCATCATTATTGGGATATGAAAACAATATAGATGAGTCAATTAGATCTAATCTAGAGTTAAAACTTACAAATACACAAGAAATTAATTTAGCATTAAGAAAAATTCTAATAGAAAAAATTAATATATATGTAAAAGATTTTAATGTTTCAATTAGGGGAGATGAAGGAGTAAAAATTTTAAAGTATAATAAAGGAGAATATTTTAAAGAACATCAAGATACTGGTCCAGGTAATGACAAAAGAATTATTTCAGCCGTATTTTATTTAAATCCATGGGCTTATACTGGAGGACATCTTACATTTACTAACTTTGATTTAGATATTAAACCAAGCAGCCCTTCACTTGTAATTTTCCCATCTAATTATGCATACGAACATGTTGCTCATCCTGTAGAATCTGGAATAAAATATTCTGCAGTAACCTGGATGATAAGATAATATTTTAAATGATTTTTGACAATAATTTTATTGATGATGAAAAAATATTAGAACTACAAAATATTTTATATCGTGATCCAAAGAAGAGTGTTTCCTGGAAATTTAGTCCACAAACAAATAATATTCCAGATTATCTTGCAGTAATAAATAATAAAAACGTTAATGATTCTTTTCAATTTGAACACAAAGCAAAAGAGCAGGATGCCATACTTTCTAATTTTTCACAAAATGCTGAAGGTCTATTATCTATTTTTGCAAAAAAAAATAATGTCATTGTAGACAATATATTTAGAATTAAGTCAAATATTATTGTTGGAAATACTAAAGATGAAAATGGATATCATTTTCCTCATGTAGACTCTATATCTCCTCATTATGTATTTTTATATTATGTAAATAATTCAGATGGCGATACAATATTTTTTAATGAATTTTTTAACGGACAAAAAATAAAAAATTTAACCGAATCAGTTAGGGTTAAGCCAGAGGCTGGACTTGGTATAGTTTTTGATGGTTTACAATATCATGCATCATCTAGTCCTTTAAATTCTAATTTTAGGTGTGTAATAAATATCAATTTTACAGGAAGCATAAATTTGTGATATAATATACTTACCTGCCCAAATGGGGGGTAAATTAACTTATTCGCTTGAAAGGGGAATAAAATGGTAACACAATTTGCTATGGATCTGTTCAATGATCCTTTTTTTATTGGCTTTAACAGAGAGTTAGGCCGTTTAAACCATGCACATAAAACAAACTCACAATCATATCCTCCATATGATCTTATTAAGTTAGATGAAGATACATATAGAATTTCATTGGCTATTGCTGGATTTTCTAAGGAAGATATTGATGTTTCGGTAGATAATGGAACCCTTATTATTAGGGGTGAAATTGTAGAAACAACAGAGGCTGAAGTAGTTCATAAGGGTATTGCTGGTCGCAAGTTTATTCGATCATTTGCTCTTGGAGAATATATGGAAGTAACTGGGGCCGAAATGAAGGACGGTATGCTACATATTAATGTAGATCGCATTGTTCCTGAAGATAAAAAGCCAAAGACTATTCAAATTCAATAGTATAATATATAATATTCCGTAACTGTCCCTAGGGATTTATTGAAACGGATGCTCGATGAAAAGAGAGTCAGCAGGGTGAATCCCGTGGTTGATAGACCTGAGCAGTCGTCTATAAACTGTTCATTTAATTATTTTTTGTCCATACTCATGTTCCCATTTAACAATATCAATTTCATCATTAAGCAGTGGTTGCCCTTTAATATTTAAACTTGTATTTAATAATATAGGAACTCCTGTTTCTAAATAAAATTTATTTAACACTTCCCACAAACCTGGATGTTGTTCTTTTGTTACGGTTTGAACTCTTGATGTACCATCTTCGTGAACCACAGATGGTATTTTTTCTGGCTGTAAACATTTAACGGTATATTGCATATATGGACTTTCAAAATTCATATCAAACCATTTGCTGGCATGCTCTGCCATTATAACGGGAGCAAATGGTCTAAATAGTTCTCTTTGTTTAATTTGATTTACTTTATCTTTAATATTTGGATCTCTAGGATCTGCAAGAATACTTCTATTTCCTAATGCCCTTGGTCCATATTCCGCTCTTCCAGTTGCTACTGCAACTATTTTATCTTTTTTTAATCCTTCAATTATTTTATCAACTGGGTATTCTCCTCCAAGATCATATCCCAAATATGGTGAATTCCACTCTAAATGCTTTCCATATAATGCAGCAGCAGCACCCAAAGAACTTCCTGCATCACCAGGATTTGGCATAATCCAAACATTATCAAATATATTCCAAAGCATTGTGTTTGCAGAAGAATTTAGTGCACAGCCTCCCATAAAAACTAAATTCTTTTTGCCAGTTAAGGTATATGCCATATGCATAAATTCATTTAATCTTAATTCATATACTGCTTGAACTGCTGCTGCTATATCAAACTTATCTTCTTCTGTGATCCATCCCCAATCTGTAATACCTTTATGAAAATTATATTTTTGCTTATTATGTTTTGGAAAATATTCATATACTTTATTAAAATATTTATTCTTATTTCCATATGCAGCCATTCCCATCATAATATATTCCTCTTGGTTTGGCATAAGACCAATTAGTTGGGTAAATGCAGAATAGAATAATCCAAAACTAACTGGATAATTTTGTCGATAAATCTTTTTAATTTTATTATTTTTACCAATCCAGATACTAGATGTATTAAACTCACCTATGGCATCTAAAACAACAATACAAGCATCTTTAAAATTACTTGTATAGTATCCTGCTGCTGCGTGTGACTCATGATGCCCAAAAGAACGCCTAGGGACCTCTGCAAGATCAGTACCAAGGTAATAGGGCCTATCGCTACCAAACCCGCCATGGAGGGCTATACGGGCCTTTTTAAGCCACCTACTTTCATAGTAAGCAATTTTGTCTGGGTATCCATATTGAAGAGCATCTTTAAATAAACCTCTATTTGTAAACCAATCATTCTTTGTTTTACTATATCTTTCGGCATGCCCAGCAAATAATATTTTCCCATCTTTTATTAATGTAGCAGAGGCATCGTGTGTCGTTTCGTTAATACCTAATATAATCATTATTCTGCTTTCTCTATAATATAAATTGTATCATAACTTATGCTATAATTGAATCATGAATGAACTAGTAGATGCCCTAAAAGGACTTACAGCAGATGCAGTGGCTCTTAAGTTTAAAGCACATGGATACCACTGGAATGTAGAAGGCGATGATTTTCCTCAATGGCATGAAAAATTGTTAGAAATTTACGAAGATCTTGATGATTCAATTGATACATTTGCGGAATGGATTCGCATGATTGATGTTAATGAATATGCTCCTTTTGCATTATCTCGCCTTGCAGCATTAAGTTCAATTCCAGAAACTCAGGTTACTTCTGATCCAATGTCAATGATTGCAGACCTTTGCGATTCTTTTGATATTGCTATTGCAAAATATATTCAATATTTTGATGTTGCTACTGAAGCAAAGCAAAATGGTGTAGCCAATTTCTTAGCAGATCGTCAAACAGCCCTTCAAAAATGGTGTTGGCAACTTCGTGCATCATTAAAGAATGTTGAGAATGATTAATGTCCAAATGTTGTCCAGAACCAATTACTAAACAAGATCCTTGTTGGGATGGTTATGTGCAACGTGGTATGAAACAAGGGGATAATGGAAAAATGGTTCCTAATTGTGTTCCAGCAGAAAAATCAGATACCCCAATGGATGTTGCTTACAATGCAACCGTTACAGATCCAACACCTGCAAATCCATCTTCTAACATTAACCCATCAGTGGGAATGAAGAAGCCACAGTATATGATGAACTTTGGTAGACAAGTTGGTGGAGGAATCCATGATAAAAGAGTTGTAGATATTTGGACAGTAAAAGCAGATACACAACAAGAAATTATTCCAACATTTGATGATACAGCATACGATGGATGCGATTGTGAAGCATGCATGGTTTTAAATGTAAACTGTGAAACTTGTCCAGTTTGCTCTGGAGAAATTCAAATGTCTGATAAGGCAGATGCACCAATGCCAGAAAACCCTATTATGCCAGAACAAACATATCAAGGCTGCAGTTGTGGAACAGTTGGTCAAGATAATAATGTTCAATGTCCAGTACATGCAACAGATGCAGAAACAGAAATGGCACAAAAAAGAGATTTTAATTCTAAAGAAAGACAAAGAATGGCTTCTAGTGGGACAGCAATGCCAGACGGATCATTCCCAATTGCAACTGCACAAGATCTTGCTAATGCAATAAGGTTATATGGACATGCAAAAAATCCAGAAGCAGCAAAGACTCATATTAAAAGAAGAGCAGCAGCACTGGGGCTAACTGAAAATCTTCCAGATAGTTGGAAAAATTCATCAAAAGCAGATGAAGTTAGTGATAGAATTTTAGATAATTTATCAATACAAGAGCAACCAATTAGGGAATCATTCTTTAATTTTAGAGATATGAAGCCTACTAGAAATAATGTTATAGTGGGGGAATAATATGCCAAAAAAGAAGGCTTGGGCATTTAATGATACACAAATTAAAGATGGATGGATTGTTAAACTTCGTAAAGATGGAACAATTAAGGCCAAGATAGAACCTTGGACTCCCAAGCAACCTAATAAAAATTAACTTTGTTTGCTTTCTAAATCTTTTAATTTATAATATTTTTCATAAGCAAAATTTAAATAATTAGAATTTTCTTTTATTAATTCTTTTATTTTATTTCTAACTTCCATATCGTATTCTCTAGGTAGTCTATCTTTAATTTGATAAATATCTATGTTACTCATTGGATTATTTGCCCATATAATATCTGGCATATCTCCATCAATATATTTTTGTAAATTAAATAAAAATAACGATAAGTCTTTTGTAAAAGAGTCAAACCCACAAATATGTACATAATCTTTATATTTTAAAATAAAATCAAAATATCTTTCAATTATTTTTGAATGATTTTTTATTAATCCTTTTATTTTTTCATCTTGTATATAATTATCATTACTAGTATACTGCATATATATCTCACTAAGGATTAAATCAGATGGATCACGAATTATTGCAAATACTAGATTATTATTTTTATTGATTAAAATATTTATATAAGATTTTGTATGAGAATGACCTACCTGTTCTCCAAAAAACTTAGATAGGCATAAAGATAAAAAGTTATTGCCAGATCTTGTTAAACCATAAATTATTTTCATAGTACCCCTGATTGGATTCGAACCAACGACTTACTGCTTAGAAGGCAGTCACTCTTCCCCTGAGTTACAAGGGTATGTATTTAATAAATATATCTTTTGTTTTTCATTTTCTTTTTATGTTTTCTAAAAAACCACCAAATTTTAATTTTTTGAATCATTTGTTTCCTCCAAATATTTATTATATATAAAATTGTACCATGCCCAATGCGGAGCATTTCCAGGATGACCGTCGTCTTCTCCGACAATATTTTGATTTGGGCTTGGATATTTTAAAACATTCTTTTTAAACTCTTTATCATCAACAACATAGTAGTTATTAAAATAATTATTTAAAAATTCTTCAGACCATTGTTTTTCTTTTTTAAAACTTCCATGGGACCATGAAAATGAAAAAAGTTTGATGTTATTTGATTTACAATATTCACTTAACATCATATAATATTCAAAAATTATTTTATTTAAAAGATCATATTCATTTGTAACATATTTTGTATCTCTTTCATTATTTGGAAAAGATAAAAAAATAACATCTGGATTTCCAAATTTATGGATATACTTAAAGGTATTCATGATAATGTCTGTTATTGATGCACCAGGAAAGGATATATTAAAATATCCAGAAACATTGTTGCTTTCTTTTATTTTATTATAAACTTGATAAGCCCATGTTTTATCTTGATCGACACCTTCTCCAAATGTTACAGAACATCCACCAAATAAAATATGCATATCATTATGATTTCCAGTAAAATTATCAGACCTAAACCTATAATTGTTCAATTTATAATTAACTGAATAATTCTTCATATTTTTTTGATAAGGTGCAATACAAACGTTGCTTCCTCTTTCAATCTCATCCCACAAAACTGGATAAGGTTCAAATGATATTGAAGTTAAAATTGGTTGAACTATTTGTTTATCCATGTACACCAGGTAGGACTTGAACCTACGATAACCGAATTATGAGTTCGGGGCCTTGACCAACTTGGCTACTGGTGCTAGAGGTTTTGCTGCTCACCCTGGATTCGAACCAGGATTCTAGGATTCAAAGTCCTATGTCCTGCCTATTGGACGAATGAGCATATATTAATTATCTTGATCTACGCCATAAGTCATTTGAATATAACATACTGCCCACCCAAGGACAAATGCTGGAATCATCCACAGTGCATTTACCATTTACTTCACCTTCTTTCTTGGGTGAGTTACCCAATAATATTTGCACCCATAGCAGCAGGGTACATTGTAAGAACTATTTACATCATTTTTAAATCCCATATAATAAACAGGATCCTTTATATATAGATTTGCTCTATGTGTTGTTGTAACTTTATTAACTTTGTCTTCTTCCTGCATCCAGGATGGGATAATTTTACTCCAACCCTTGTCATGTGAAGCCTTAAGTTCTTTTAAGTTACGCTGGTTATTGATAACCTTAATACCACGCCAGTCAGCCTCATAGACCATATGCTCTATATAGTTAAGCAATTCATATTCAGCATCTTTCCACATAAGTACAGCAGGGTGATTACGCCAAGCACCAGAAGGGGAGGCACCAGACAAAACCTTAAGGATTTGATAGCCTTCGAGTATTTGTTTATTTAGTCTTTTATTGTCTAAAGTTTGTGCAGAAGCCTTATAATCAAGGTAGGGCAGAAATGTTTGCATATAATAAGTATACCCTAATCAGGATGGCATGTCAAGGTTTAAGCCAAATAGGTGTTACAATGATTAAATGATTAGAGAAGAAACAATTTTTGTAAAACATGATAAAGCCATCAAACTTTATGAAAAAATTTCTCCAGAAACATTTTTAATATTTAATGATATAAAATATCCAGATATTTATAAATTTCAAAATGTTAGTTTTGGTTTTAAAGAGGGCGAAACGGTAAAAATAGATGAACCAGTATTCATTGTAAATGGAATATCTCAATATATTCACTTTCTTGCCGATTGCATAGGTCCATACTTATTTATAAAACAATATGTTCCAAATTTAAAATTAAAAATATTAATGACAAAAACATCAAAAATTTATTTTAAAAATAATGTATTTGATGATATAACCAATCTTTTAGGATATAATACAAAAGATTGCTATATTTATGAAGAAACTCACAACTATTCTTTTAAAGAAGTTTATGATTTTGACACAACAGAAAGACGTCATCCAATTTCTAATGGCTATAATTTTCCTTTTATTACTGTTAAAGATTATTTTCAACAATATGCTTCCCTTGTTCCAGATAAAAAGAAAATTTTTGTCAGCAGATCAAATTCTCAAAAAACTAGCAGAAGTATGTTTAATGAATATCTTTTAGATAATTTCTTTGAGCAAAAAGGGTATACTGTTTTACATTTAGAAAAATTAGCATTTTTAGAACAAATAAGTTATTTTGCAAATGCTACAGAAGTAATAGGAATAAGTGGAACAAATCTTTGTAATTTAATTTTTTGTCAACCAGGAACAAAAGTGTTAGAAATAAATACTGATCCTGGAGGATATTGGTGGGGTGGCTGGTCAAGAATTTGTAAAGAATTTTACTTAGATTATTTTGGAATTTCAATAAATTTAAAAGATCAAAATGCAGAAGAAGTATTGGAAAGATTACCTAAAATAAAAAACTTAGACTTTTAGTAGCCCCACAGGGACTTGAACCCTGTTCACCAAGATGAAAGCCTGGTATCCTAACCCATAGACTATGGGGCC